TTGGTTAGAACTTTGTGTATAACTACTTACATCTAAAGTTGTAGCACTACTACTGGTCGTTGTCGGACGTGATCTATTGATATAGCCTGTTACATTACTGATAGCTTGGGTAGCATATTTATTATCTGGTCGTAATTCTTCGGCTCGTCTAAAATTGATCAATGCTGATTGGTAGTCTTTTCTTTGAGTCAGAGCATAACCTTCGCGCATGAATCTTTCAAACTGATCGTCGTTGAGTTGTTGGTAGCCCTCCCTTGCTGACATAGGTCCATTTATGTCAATTCCGCTATCACGAAGGAATTGTTCAGCTCGTTGACGGTGATCGCCTTGTCTGAATCTCGGCGCAGCGTTTCTTACAGATGTTCCGTTACTATCTGTACGATTCCAATAACTTTCTCCAGCTTGACCAGCTAATATTGCTGAATAGGCGTGTCGTATATCATGTTCACCAGGTCTGAAACCGCGATCTAGCAAATATCTTTCTATAGCAGGCATTTGTTGAGCTATACTTTGTTGGGTATTGGTTCCATATTTACGTTGGTTCTCAGGACTGAATTGGATCAAACCCTTATATAAATTATTATCACCTCCTCGTATGTTAGGGTTGAAAGATCCTGCTGATTCCCAAGACATAAGAGCGGCAAATTCTCTTGGATCTAATCCTAAACGTTGAGCTGTGGCTATCATAGCTTGTGCCCCAGCAGGGTCGCTTTGAACTCTTTCTGCTGTTCCTACTGTACCGCCCATAGGTATTCTACCAAAGCCTGTTCTAGCCACCCCAGAGGCTACTTGACCATAGTTTCTAAACATCTCTATTCCAGACTGTTGAGGCGTGCTCTGAGCCGTTCTAGAGGCCGGTTGTGATATAGGATTTATATTGACATTTACGCCCTGTAAGTTACGTGCAACTCCACCACCGGCGTTCATAGCTGCTAACCATTGCTGAGCGTCTACGAATTCACCATTAACTTTCACCTTCATATCGAGATGGTGTTGTATTACTTCTCCAACGAGCTGTCCCATCGATACATTGGTGCTCTCTCCTATGCCTATACCTAAGGCTTTTTTAACAGATTCTAATTCTAAATGATTAAATTGCAAATCAATAGGTATGCCTTTAGCGTCCTGAGTCGTTATTCTCACTTGGACAGCATTACCTCTATCACCCTTTTGTTCAGCTATGTCTATTACCCTAGCCGTACCAGAAAAAGGAGCTGCTACATCAGCACCTCTTCCTCCTCCTACTCTTGAATCCCAATCAATCCCTGAGTGATATCCTTGTTGTCCATTTCGTGTTCTACCAGCCCTGAACGATTGTCCTTCAGTAGGTTTATAACTTACTAATGACTCTATAGATTGTCCCATCAATGGAGAAGCTACATTTCTACCATTTGTACCTTGACTACCAATAATACCTTGATCTATTTGAGGTATACTTAATGCAAATTGTTCATTCTGTCGAAGAGTATTGAATAATTGATTCATAACATCCATTTTCTGTTTTAAGAAATCAGATGTACTTTTTAATTGTTCTCCTATGACATTGATAAATCTTTCTAATATGTTCATCATGCCACTGAAGTGATCGGTTCTCAATTTACCCATAGTACGAGTTATCGTATTACTGGCATTAGCAACCTTGCGATCGTTCTCAAATTCCTTAAAACTGTGAGCGATTTCTTCAGTTTGTTGACCCACCTCTATCAACATATCTTCCAGTTGACGACCTAGTTGATTGATCTGTCCTCTAAGTTGCGCCCCAGATTGTTCAAACTGAGCCGTTAACTCATTTATCTGTCCCTCGATAAGTTTAGTATTAATTAAATTGTCTAAACTTTGGATTAATTTAGGATCTCCTTCGGCTTCGCTCATCTGATCTTTTAGAACGGTTAACACTTGTGGACCAAGCTGATCAAAATTAGGTATTCTTTCGGCTAAAACCCTAATAGCCTGTGTCATCTCAGTAGTATTCAATTGACCTTGGAGTAATTGAAGTTCGGCCCTATTGGCTTCTAATTGTCTTGCTATAGACTGTTGATCTATTGCCGTAGAAGTTCCTTGTACAAGTCCCGTATTGAGTCCTGTATCCGTTCTAGCCAACACAGCTCGTTGTGAATTAGCTATCTTCTCAGCCGCAAAAGCAGCATCTTCAGTAGCAGCTTTCATAGCCCGTGCAGCCATCGCCATTTGATCAAATTTGTCAGTTCCCGTATTCAATAATTTATTGAACCGAGATTGTAGACTTTCTAACTCAGCAATATCTTCAATTAATCCTTGAGATCTTATCTCAAAAGTATCCTCGTCTATCTCTCCGAGATCGCGTTTACCTTCTAAATCTTTTAAGTCTTGTTTATACCTTTCTAAATTGCTATTGACAAGTTTTTGTACTTTAGCAATATTAGAAGCGGCTTCTCCTCTTTGTTCGTATAATGTTTTTTCTTCTTCTATTAATTTTTTAATTAGTTCAGCATTACCCGGATCAAATGTTCTAGTTAATTGTTGCTCCTGACGATTAGCTGTAATTAATTCTTCGATTTCTTTGAATTTTGATATGGCTTGTTCATCGTTGAGAACGACATCGGCTTGAATCGTAAGATCTCCTACGTTCTTAGTTAATTCTTCTCCAGCTTTTATTTCATCTTCTATTTGTTTTTTCTGTAATCTACCTATAACAAAATTCATCGCCATAAATGGAGAGTCAATCGGAGCATCAATTATGTTACTAGCTAAATTATTATCCTTACGAGTTTCTTTAACCGATTCGTTTATAGCTCCGAATAAACCTTCTTGTAGAAAACTCCCAGCGGTTCCTCTTAATTTAATGTCTTCTAAATTTTTCGCAGCTTTAGTTGCTTCTTTTCCAACCCCACTTAATTCTTCTTTTAGTTTAGCGATCTCTTTGGCACCTTCTCTTGCACGTTTCCCAGATTCTCCCGACATATCACGGAAGTACTGTAATCCAATTTGAGCCGCAGACAAAACAACATGAAAGAACACAAATTGGAGCGCCATCTTTGATATTGTGGCGATAAGTTTTAACAACATGGCTTGCACTTGTGAAAGACTCATCACAAGCAGACCAGCAAACTCTACTAGTAAACCTTGCAGTCCAAATAATTTAGCAAATGCTACTGTTGCTGCTATAACAGTGTTGATTAATCCACCAAAGCTTTTTATAATTACTAAACCCGCAACCCCAGCGGCGGCCCCAGTGTATTCCAAACCAGAGTTTAATAGATTTAATACCGCTGTGGCAGCTTTAACACCTTGAACAAATATAGGCATGGCTATTTTACCTATATTAATCTGAAATAATTCAAAAGCGTTATTAAGTCTGTTTATAGAAGCTATACCAGATCTAGAAGCTTCTTCCAGACCAGAACTTAATTCAATATCTACTTGCTGAAAAAGCTTAGGAAGAAACTCATCAGATAACAGTTTTCCAGTACTAACCAGTTTGTTCATCTCCGCAGAGGTAAGACCCATGGATCTAGCCGCGATCTGAAATGCACCTGGTAAATGTTCGCCTAACTGTTGTCGTAATTCTTCCATAGACACCACACCTTTTGATGCGATCTGTTCGATCGCCATATTCATCCGTTCAGCGTCTTCTGCATTGACACCCATAACAGTTTGAGCCGTCATTAAACCTTTTATGACAGTATCTTTAGATCCTTCTAGTGGAGTATCTCGAACTGCTGCTGAATATTGGGTGTAGCTAGATATAGTAGCTGTAGCATCCACACCCATTTTATTAGCTTCTGCTCTTAATTCTCTAATTTTTTCCGTAGCAGCCACGGCAGAACCTTCGACGAAACGCATTTTAATCTCAATACGTTCAAACGCTAATGCTGTATCTATGCTAGTAGAGGCTAATTCTTGGAAGAGAGGAATTATTTGTTGCATGACCATTACAGTCAGAACACCCTTACCCAATTTGATTAAACTATCTTCTAAAGACGAGATATTTTGTTCGGCGTTTTCAGTCTCAATATCGAATACAGGTATTTCATCACCGGGTTTATAATTTTGCAGTTTATCTAAGTAATCAAGAACCCTTTTCACACCCTCTTCGGATTCATCAAAATTATCATTGATAAATATTTCTATATTTTTGTATTTTTCTAAGTTTTGTCGAAAATTTTCAGCATTATTAGAAGCTTCATTGACACTATTGATCAACTCTTCTATTTCTTTGTTAATTTTGTTTATATCGTTAATTTCTCCTTCTGTCATATCAGAAGTTATTTTTAACGGCATAAACCTTTGTTTTCTTACACTTGCTCCTTCAGCAGACGATATGCCTAAGGCTTCCGCCGCTTGTTTAGCGACGTTTTTAGTTTTTTCTATACCCCATGCTAAAGCCTTACTTATAGCCTCACCAATAGTTACGAACACTCTAGGCGGAGATTTCATATCTATCGAGTCCTTAAGACCGTCTATTACGTCCTCACCTAGTTTTTCTCCAGCGATCTGACTCTGATTCCCTACTATTCCTTCCGCTAACGCATCATTAATCGCGTTACCGACGTTTCTAGCTTCGTCAATCACTTGAGCTGAGACATCTATAGTTGGAATATCATGTTTAGCTAAAGATGTCTTGACTCTATTTTCTTTTTGGGTTAAGCGTCCTTTAACACCCTGAAGTGTACCACCTAATGTTTTAGCAAAATTAGTATCTATTCCTGAATTAGAAAGGTCTTTAATTAATTCATCAATATCGCTTTTTGCTTTCTGACTAATTTGCAATAGATTTCTTGCGGCTTTCTCGATTTCTGCTAAATTACCACCTTTCAATATATCTTTGAAATTCTTATAAGCATCTACAAAGAATGTTTCAATTGCTTTTGCTTTATCCAACGCAAAATTCTCTGCACTCTTATCTCCAGACGGCAATCGTTTTATACTTTCTACAGCTAAAACAAGAGGCTCTGTAATTTTTCTAGTAACAGCTATGGCTTTTTGTTCTGCTACGTTTACATCTTGTGGATCGATCGTACTAGGTAATGCTAACGGTTGTTTAGAAACTTCACTACTTATTACCTCTACAGCCAAAGGTTCTAAACTTCTAGTTTTACTCCTAAACGGTTCTAAACGAGGAGCTTGATAGACGTTCGTTGGATCTGGTAATGCTGATCTAACAGAAGTTTGAATGGCTTTACCACCTGCTATAGCCACTCCTCCTGCCGCCAATAAGTTAACAACCCCGTTGGCTGTTATAGTTAGTAATTCACTGGTTGCAGCTACCGCTCCACCTTGTATTCCAAAAGCTTCCGGTAAAAAACTTAGAAATTCTGCGGCTTGAGCAGCACCAGCCGAACCTAACATGTTACCAATAGGAGCAGCGGCCCCCTGAGCAAGCTGAATCGCACTAGAGGCCGCTGCTTGTCCACCTGGTAACATGTAGCTTGTGGCCCCAAATATGGCAGCAGGAACGGCTGTTTGTTGTAGCAACCCTTTTGTTAGCTTCCCTGCTGGTATTAAGTCTAATACAAGATTCTCTACAGACGAAGCCATTTTGTAACTAACATCCGCTACATTCACTAAAGCCTGAACATTATCAGTAAGCGCTCCGACAAACGCTCTAACAGGCGCGGAGTTAGAAATGACTCCTAGTGTATTAGTTACTTCTCTAACACCTTGGTTCATCAAACTAAGCGTCGCTCTACTTAATTCGAGTTCTTCTTGAAAAGCTCTGAATAAATTTCCCGTAACTTCACCCGCCTGACCAGTGAACTCTACTAATCTATTGGGTACAGGTTCAATAATCTGCACTGGTTTAGGTGTTAGAGCTTCCTGTCTCAATCTTTCGTTATAACGTTCTATGTCTCGACTTGTAGACTGTCCAATGACAGGCCGATCTATTTCTTTTTCTAGGAATGCAGCCTCATTCAATCTAATCATATCAGTCTTTAGTTTAGGACTGACGCCACTATTTTGGACTCCCTGTTGAGCTTCTTCTTTTAATCTATTTAGTTCTATGAATAAGTCTTCTATATTTCTCTGCTCTTCTTCAATAGTTTTTGTAAGGTTTTCGGAAAGTTGTTGAGAGTCACTTCCCCATAAATCTTCGTCTAAAATAAATTCAGGTTTGGGTTGAACACCTTCAAACGTTGCAAACTGTCTCTCTAAAGTTTTCGCGATCGCAATACTATCAGAAGCTTTTGTAGTCCAAGGATCTTCACCTAAAGCGAGTTGTTTATCGAGAGATCGAGATCTAATCTCACTTAGAGGATCTTCTGTCTGCTTTGTAAATTGTTGTTTGACAGTTCCATATTCTTTCTTAAGCTTGACTAAATTAGATTTATTACTGAGTAAATCTACTTCTAATCCTTGTAACTCTCTAAGATCTAAGTAGTCTATATTTTGTATTTTAGAAAGGGTTCTGTTATAAGAGTCTACTAGTTGGAGAAGGTTAACAGCGATCGTTTCTATAGTATCTCCGACTTCTATGTTCAACGCAGAAGCAGTTTGATCAATTATCTCTAAATTGTTTTTAATTTTATTAATTTCATCACCGAAATCTGTCTCAAACGTTCCTCCAGCAGCACCAGTAACTTTTCTTATATTTTGTCTGTATAGTTTTTCTTGTTGTTTTTGATAGGCTTCTTCGCCATATCGTATTCCTGCTAACTGAGCGTTTACTTCCTCTGTTCTTTGACTTTCATTGTAACCCCCAGTTTCAAAGTTCTCTAAAAAACTTTGAAGTTTCACTTTTTCTTCTTCGGTGGGCACCAATGGAGTGGTTAAAATTTCGTTTTCTAATCCAGCTAAAATACCATCTATACTACCAAAGCCCTGATCATGAGCATGTTGAAGTTCATGGAATAGTGTTATATATTGCTTAAGAGTCAGTACACCGTTTTCGATAGCATCGTACATATCCTGGGTAACGACCACTACGTTACCCTCTGCTACATATCCAGCGTTGGCTCCGGTTTCACGCAGTCTTTCGTCGTCTATTATCAGACGTGGTATGTTCTGAGGTTCTATTTCTGGATTTATACGTTTAACAGCATCGGCAAATGTTTTAGGAACCTCCTCTGATAAACGTAGTTCAGGTTCGATAGCTTTATTCTTCTCAAAACGAACCTTAATATTTTTTAGGTTTTTTTTGAGTTCTTCTTGTCTCTTACGTAGATCATCGCCTTTCTCCATTAGAGCAAGCGATAGATCATCTAATATATCATCAACCTGTTTTATTTCTTCGTCTAATACTTGAATTTGTTTTATAAAAGCATCATTATTTTTAAGCGCCTCTGCTGCCGCTTCCGTTTCACCCTCTCGTTGAAGGTTTTCAATCTCTACATTTGGTATCAAAGATTCATATAAAGCGTTTCTCTGCCTTACTAATCTTTGTCTTAAATTAGCCCCACGATCTTGGGCAACTTCGTTTTCAATAAAGTCCTGGTCTATACTTCTTATATTGGATTTTACATTGGTAAATTCTCTGTATAAGTCCCTGTTCTCTCTAGCGATTTCTTCTCTAGCTGGTTGAGAAAGCCCTTCTCTTCTCTTTCTCTGTCTACCTTGTTCAGCAAATCTCTCTAATTCTCGTTCAGCAGACGGTATTACCTCGTCGATAATACCGTTGACATCTTTTATAAAGTTTTCAGAAAGGTTTTCTTTAAGAGCATCCGATAAAGCGTTTCCTATTGCATCACCTAATGTTTTACCAACTAGAAAAGTTGAACCTACACTTTCGCCTACTAAACTTTCCAACGAATCTGCTAAACCTTGGCTAAAATTAGCCGTTAATGGTATAGCGACCCCTTGAGCCACACCTGAAAATATAGGTGATGCCACAGCCCCTATACCTTTACCTATTCTACTAAATAATCCCTCTTTTGATTTTTTACTGAACTCAGTTGCAAAATTAGAAAATATCTCACCTAAAACTCCCATAGGAGCAGTAATGCTGTCTATCGAAGCTTTGTCTATTCCTATTGTCTGTTTAACTCTTGAGCTTGTCTGAGTTTGTGAAAAGCGATCGTTTCTAGAGGATTTTTCTAATCTACTAGATACATTAACTCTAATATTTCTATTATATAACCCTTCTAATTTAGATTTCATACTATCTATATCAGAAGTGTCAACCTTTGGTTTTAATTTTTTAGAAAATAATTTCTGCACTTCTTTGAAATGAATCTCTTTTTCATTTAAGTGTTCATTAAGTTCTTTCAGCGGTTTATGATCTACTTCCGGTCTTAGAACTTCTAGTTCTGTTTCGGTAAGAACGAATTTACTACCACGTTTCGGTTTTTCTTTTACTTTCTTATCTATAAACGCTCTCCTATCTTCTTCGATCATACTCATTGTATTATTTAGATCGAAAACAACTTCAGAAAGTTCTTCTATAGATGACGATAGTTTAGATATTCCTTTAGAGAGAATTTTAATATTACTATTAAGGTCTGAAGTGGTTTGTTCTTCAACAGAATCTTTTGTAATGCTATCGATATTTACACCAATATTTTCAGTTCGTAAACTTTCTAGTCTAGTGTTTAATGTATCTAAATCAGTAAAGTCAACCTTTGGAACCACTGTAAACTTTTCATTTACATCGTTTATTTTCGTAGGAAGATATGAAAGTTCCGTATCTAATTGAGTTAGATCGCTGTAGTCTACAGTTGGTTTTATTGTATCTAAATCTATATTAGGAGAAACCTTTAGAATTTTTTCTAATTCCTTTGCATAACCCAAAGCTTTGGCTTTTACAGCGTTAAATTGGGGTCGGAGTTTACTGTCATCCAACCCCAATTCTAAAATTAAACTCCCAAGAGTTGTTGCCATTATAAAAAGTGATATGTGTAACGATAAAGTGTTTGGTTCAACTAATCACACGAACCAAACACTTTATTAGCTCTAAAGATTCGTGGTGAATCTATCGTATGCTGTCTTATTGAGGTTTGACTTCAGGAACGACTTTGGGTTGTGGTTTTTTGACTTCTTTTCTCTTAAGGATAGAAGTGAAGTCCTCGCCAGCTAAAGCAGCTTTCACCGTTACAACGCACTTACCACCTTCTATTGATGTCGTAACAGATTCAACACCTTCTAAGGTTACACCAGCGTGTTTAACGATGTCGCCTTCTTCATTATGAGAAAGAACAAAACGGCTATAAGGATTATAAACTTCTGATCCCAGTTCCGCTTTGAAAACGACATAAGGAACACCGTCAACGTCTTCTTTTTCAACACTTGTTACATTGTCAAGTACAGATTCTCCGTGACGAATCTGTTTACCGTCATCAGTATGGACAAGTTCAAATTTGCTTTGTAACAGATCAGCCATCTTTGATATACCTCTCGCGTATCTCAGGAATAGTTTGTAGGAAAGCGGCAACAGCAGGAGGTATTCGCTTATCCTTAAGCAACCGATAGACAATAGATCTCGTCTTACTACTAAATACAGTCTTCTCTGCGCCTTGTTTCATAAGATCAGGAAAAGGCACAATGTCTTCTGGCTTTATTTGTTTAGAGTCCTTACCTGCAAAACCATTAAACAGACCAGACCAACCGATCGCATGAGTTATGGATTTTACATTGATGTCTTGTCTATACGCCTCCTCATAGAATTTAAGCGTCTCAAATATCAACGCTGGATTCTCATCACCAAAATGTTCGTAATCTAGACGGGGGTCGGTACAACCGAGATATTGGAGTCTGAGATATATGTCTCCCCACTCGATAATAGCGATTCCCCCATTTCTTCTACAATCTCCTCATTTCCTTCAGGAAGAGCATTTTCATTAACCGCTTCCCCTGCCTCTACTTGATAGAACTGATAAAGTTGAGCGATAAGCTCTTCTCCAATAAGTTCAGAAGTATCGTCAGTAGTCCAATCAGAAAAACCTACCTTGATCTGAGAAGTATCGCGATCGCACAAATAACCCACGCTCTTTACAGTCAATGGAATAGGCAGATCCTCAACCATCAACGTTTCAGAACCATAATTGGCATAGTCTCGTACTTTGACAATGTAATCATCGAATCTTACTAGATCTCCTGATCCAATAGGATTTGTCAAAGGTTCTACAGACAGCTTACGTGACCCTGCTTCGGCGTTCTTAGTCAGGATGACAGGAATGGCCGCTCTATATTTCAACATATAGGTAGCGGCCCTGATAGATAGGGTACGAGTGTCTTCTTGAAGTCGGAACATTACCTCTAGAGTTTCATCGTCCAGAGCGTCCATAAAGGTTTCACCTGTATCGATCTGAACGTCGCCCTGTTCGCCACCTTGTAGGCTTTCTAGATATTTACGAGTCTCTGCGATCGATTCATTACGTTCTTTTGCTAACTCCTTAACCCTCGCATTATAAGCCACAAAAAATTTGCGGCGATTTCGTTCGAGCGTTTGGTAATCAACAGGGCTCTCCGACGGAGAAATATAACCTCGCTTTAATAGAAACACGGTGCCTGTTAGGTCATTGCCGACAGGAACCATAACAATTTTTGGTTTCTTTGCAAGAAACGGAATTACTTTCATTGGAAGAAATTAGAAACTTTATAGACAATAATATATTGCTCTTTTACTGTAAATAATAAAAATAGCGAAACACGGGTCAAACAACTTGGATGATCGCTCGTTTAGCAAAGTTTAATCCGTCATGATCTCCCATAGCGATCATGATAGATTCGTTAACCGCTTCTTGTGGAACCTCTATAGTGATAACTTCTTTTCCTTCTCCGGTTCTTAGTGGTACTACTGGAGGGGTGTTCGCCGCATAGTAACCAAAACCATAATAAACACCTTCGTCTGCGACACGGCAATTAATAAGACATATTGCAGTTCCCGAATATAAAATATCGTATTCCATCTTAGCGCATTAAAAACGTCCTCCATCAGTGTAAACCAATGAAGGACGTTCTGTATATAACCTAACGCTTACGCGCCCAGAGGAGGCGTATAGACGTTAGACAGAGGATCAAATGCGCCAGTAGGTGCAGTATACTTGAAGGAAGAACCTTGGAACTGAAGGTCAGCCTGTACTGTAATAAGGTCTTGTACAGGTGAACTTTGGTTACCAGAGGTCAAAATGGCAGCTCCAGCAAATTCTTCGCCAAAGGGGCGTCTGAGGGTAGCGTAAATCTCAGAACCAAAGAAGCGATCGTCGTAAAGAATCTTCATGAGAAGATCCGCGCCGGGATCGCCAATAATTCTTTGGAAAGTGAATGACATGGTTCTGTTACTACCTGTAGTAACCATTTCCATACCGCTACCACTGAGGAAGTTGGCTGCGTCAACAGTCTTGGGCTGAGAAGACGGAGAAGCGTCAGTGGCACCAGCGATGTAAACGGTAGCTGTAGTTTTAGCTGTATGGTTTTCAACAGCCAAAACAGTACTAGGTTGGATTTGCAGACGAATGGCACCAGCAGGAGTGAAATCACTGACCGTTACACTATACGCACCATTGTTAAATGTCAGTTTCTCACCAGGATAGATATTGGTGGGAAGGGGCGTAACAGGTAACACTTCAGTACCGACAGTCAGCACAGAGGCGTCTACGGTACCAGCGGTGGAAGCAGGAATAGCTGCTGACAACGGATACAAAAGAGTCACCGCTGTGGCACCAGTCACCGCTGTGCTAGTACGAGCTTCAACACCATTTACAAAACGGATCTTGGAAAAAGCAGGAATGGTGGCACTAGCAGCGAGTGTTAACGAAGTAGCGCCTTTAGCCGTAGGAGCTGCCGAAGTGGTAACGTTGATCGCAGCAGCAGCAGCTCCTACAGTAACAGTATATTCCGTAGGTACCCGAGTACCTTTAGGAAGAAGCACAAACCGAAGTTCTGTAAATACGCTAGTGCCTCGTTCGCTAGCGTAGTTGATAATTTGTCCCATGTAGAGTTTCCTCCTAAACAGTGATTAAGTTAACGACTTTGACAGCTTCCAACAGAAAAGTCCGTTGTGGAAATTGATCCTCAGTTACTTCCACGGCTCTTTCCCGATGAAGGGGGAAACGCCTACGGATTTTGTCGATCGCACTATCCCATTTGGCTAATCCTGAAGAGGAATAGTCATTATTGATAAGTGTTACTCGCCAATACATGCGCTGGATAGCCTGAGGTACACCAACGCAAGGTTTTTGTGGTTGTAAAGCCTCTTGATTACGCGCAACCACAATTTTTACACCGGAAAAAGTGCGTTTGGAAGGAATGAAGGGAGGTTCCACCCAAAACGCTTTTGTTCCGTCATCAAATATTCCAAGTTCGTTATTTAACAAAGATCTTAGATCTGTTACTAAAGCTGATATGTCGTTAAGAGCTTTTATCGCGTTCATAACGTTTCCTCCAGTTTTACAGATTGAGAATCATAAAGATTACCCAAATCGTAAATATCCCGAGGTGACGTTACAACGTCTCCTGATCTACGTTTGGTCACTCTAGGCCAATCGTAAACAGGATTTTCTAATTCATAAAGACTTTGTTCACTAACCATGTCGGTTAGATGTAAAAATGCTTTATTCAGATCTTCGCCTTCTCTATATCCATCAGAAAACTCTTGTTCAAGATCCAATTGAGCGATCGCATTGTCTACCCAAGGTCTTGCTGGATAACTTTCTCCAGCACCTTCATGAACCTGAGCGGCGTATTCTGTATCCCAAGTGAAGACAGCTTTACGATATTCTAGTGTTGGAGGATTCCAATTCTCTAATCGAACCATGTTAACCTCCTCCTGTAGTCTGAAAATAAGCCTCGAAGGGAATACCAACAGAAGGTACAATGTTATAAAACATCGCCGTTAGTCTTTCAGTGAAAAACAATGTACCTTCCTCGGGCCTACCACTACTACTCACTATAACTTTGACGCGATCGCTGCTTCTAAGACCCTCAGGTAGAGATTTAACAAGGATATATCCTCTAACTCTACGTTCCATATTGTCTAGACCGGGACTCTCATTCTGGAAGGTTTCATAACCTAATTCAACGATCGCGGCTTTAAGCTGAATCTCTTCAAAGATCTGTACTTCATTAAGCGTCACAGGATCAATTTGATGTTGACCTGTAGGCACTTGAAAGAATAACGTTGCGTTAGGAACGAGAGGAATTACTGGAGGTGTAATAGGAAGTATAGTCATGACACAAACTCCCTAGGACGATAACGTTTTAGTACCATCAAAACGTCTTGTAGTAACGTACTATCAGTACTACTGGTATTTACGTTGGTAGCTTCACTACCATAAAGAACGGAATAAAAATTGTTAAGTGTATATTGTTTCATACCAGAAGCCATGGGACTTCTTTGTAGTTTAAGTATGGATATAAGAGCGATCTTTATCTCTTGCGCCCTTGGATCTATGGGAACAGCTTTGAAATCAAACCCTGTAGTGTATTCGACCTTCATTTCAGACTTTTCGTGAGCTTGTGTAGGGCGTCTAAATGGTCTACCACTATATCGAGCCCTAGCTGCACTACCTAATCCCCAAGACTCAGTAGTAAGACCCGCAAGATTAGCACTTAAAATTCTTACTTCTCCTAGTTGATAATCAAATTCATAATCAGTAGAAGGATTAAGTGTTATCCATTGATTGTCAGATAGAGGTAATCCAAAAGAGGCTAATAAGCGTCTACCGCGAATGGATACAACAGGAGCCTTTTGAACAGTATTATTAATAGGCAATCTAGATAGTTTAATAATACCTTTGCCGTTTAATATAGGTGTTTCAACAAATCGTTGCTCTTCTAAAGGACGATTAGCACCCATAGGTGATTCAGCGATCATTTGCGCTGTCAATATGGCACTGTTAATAGCGCCTGAGTCTAATTCCAACTCAGGCGCTAATTTAACAAGGTCAGTAGGCGTTAATATTGCCAACTGTTAACCTTCCATGCTGTAGGTTACAGGTCTTACGCCATCAAAGGGACCGACATAGAACAGAACGATCGCTAGTTTACCAGCGGTAAGAGCTGCTCCACTGATGGTCACTTTCAAGTGGCGATCAGCGGTAAGTACCAAAGGACGGTTGTTAGCAACACCTGAGTTATGACCATCACCACTGATATTAGCAGTAGTAGAAGGAATCAAGTTCAGTACAGCGTTATCAGTAAAGGAGGCTACACCAGTTGCAGCAAGAAGATCAGTGTTGGTGTTAAGGCCAACAGCAATAGAGGCCCCAGAACCCACACAAGGGGTGTCCACATACACGAAACCGCTAGTGATGATAGACTGGGATTCAAGTTCTAGAGGCAGTGTGATAGTTGCTTGAGCACCACCATGGACGGCGAAATCGTAGAAATCTACAGCCTTACCACTAAGATTGTCGCGTACAACACGATTATGAACGTATGATCTTTTAGGCATTAGGAAACTCCGAGACGAGGACAATTAGGAACAGATGTAGGACAGATGGGATCTGAACTTTCCAAAGCTGTACGCATAGGATAGTTACAAACGGGACAAATTCTTATCCCATCCACCTTAATGTAATCGAAGTTGACTTCAGCAGCTTCTTCAGAAACAATAGCGATCGCTTCAGTTTGTACCGATTGTTCAACCTGAATATCTTCCACTTGGGGAGGATATTTCAGTTCCACAATCTCATCGATGACTTCAATCCATTTCTGGTCGTCAGCCTTATCAAAATTGACAGTTTCTGCTTCAGATTGGATAATTCGCCATCCTTGTGTACTTAACCAAGCTTTGTAATCGTCTTTAGAAAGCTGCTGAGTCATTTAGTTCACCAATCAGGTAAGTGCTACATCAAACGTGTTGACCTTGAACACCCGTGTTTCCTGAGGAATGTCAGATGTATCATTGTAACCAGTAGCGTCAACGTCTAGTGGTCCGTGGGCTTCGTAGGATTGCCAAATGGCGCGATCCATCCGACCAAAGTCAGTCTTCTCATCAAAGAGAATCTGAACACCAGAGCCGCCGATACCACGACCAGAAGCCATACCACCAAAGGCGTAAGAAGTACGAACCACAGAAGAGGTGCTATCACCATTGGTTTCAGTAGCTACACCTTCTGCCCCAGTAGCATTAGCAAAGGCGTTAGTTTGCCAAATGTGGAAGCCCTCAAACAACCCTTGATAACCTTCAACCTTGATGTTTTCACCAGCAGGGTAATCACCAAGCATCATGTTGGTCATTTCCCGGATCTGTTCAACACTAGGAGCTTCAAAGTATTGGTTGACTAGAGAACTCTTCAGTTGAGACATAGCGGTAGGATTGGTAACAAGACCGTAGTTACCATCAGGTAGAGGCACAACGCGATCGTTCGATAGCCTTGTGTATACCTGATTGAGAAACTGCCGTGTCATAGTACCACCCACAGTCACAGAAGCCGCTGCTGTAACAATGTTATCGCCATTGTTATAGTAGTTCTTAGTGGTAGGTCTCCACTGTTCACGGATAACCAGATCTTCCCAGTTGTAATAGTCGTAGAAAAGATCTCTTTCCAAGATCCTCATCAGAGGCAACATGGCGTACTCTTCTACGAACCGAGGGATAGAGATAGGAGGTGCTTCCGAACGACCACGACCGTATTCATTAAGAATCATCTTAACAAGGCCAGTACGAACCCGTTGATTACTAGAATCAATGGGAACGTAGGTATTAGATCCAGAGAGCAAACGCTGTTGCGAATTGGTCGCTACCTCAGGATAAGCAGCCCGAGGGATGTCAATAACTTCGCCGTTACCGCGATCGTACCGGTGAACAGTTTGAGGGAATTGCCAGAACACCAGTCCGGGACGGGAGCTAACCCGCATGATGGAAGATAGAACTTCCAGAAAACCACCAGGAACATCAGAGGAAGTGGTAGCAGCTCTCCGCTCAGATTCAGTGATCATCTTAGAACCACGGAATAAACCATGTTTCTTACCCAGATCAGTCATCTCTTTGAGAAGAGACTTGTAGCTGCTATCATTGTACCGTTGTTCTGCCATCCACTGATCGATTTCGTGGGTGGGGTACACAGGCATCAAAGAACCGCCACTGGTAGTCCTATAGGTGACACCCAGGCTGTCACGGATAGACATAAATTCGGCTAGTCGTCCATCCAAACGATCGCCGTTAGGAGATGTACGAATATTAACGTTAGGCATAGAGATTTCTTTCGCACCTTCTGGACGACCAATCAACCTAGATAGACCTTCGAGAACCTTGTCAGATTCCTTAGCCTTATTCAATTCATCAGCCAGTGTTCGATTTTGAACCTTAGCTTTCTCTAGCTCTTCCTGCAAAGGAGCGATCGCATTTTCGACGGCTGTTCTGACAAACTGTTGTAGAATTTCAGCCGTGATAGCGGGTTCAGATTTTTCTACAACGGCTGTTTCCTGCTCAATTTCTAGTTCAGGTTCAACAGCTTTTTCGACTGTTTCTTCGTCTTGATCGCTAACTTCTTCAACTTCTCGTTCATCAACAGAATCGTTGACAACCATGCTGGAGGAAAGGCCCAGGGCCTTCGCAAAGCCGTTATTATGAGCTTGAACTCCAGATTTTTGAAGGTTGATAGATAGTTTCATCTGTTCTTCTTCGCTGAGGTTACCCAGCTTGATAATTTCACGTAAGGAGTTTTTGCCCATGCGGCTCACCTCCATCTCCATAAAAGGGGTCACAAACTAGCTTATTTATACAAAAAGAAATATATTCGCATGATAGCGATTAAGATATACTGTATTAGCTATCTTGTTGTACTATGAATAGTTGTTCCTAATAGATGTTCGTCGTGATTTCAAAAAGTAAATCTTCACCAAAATCTCGGAGTAAAAGCAATAGAATATACGGTATGGGCTTAAAAGCATTAAGATATCAATATGGTATATTCAAACAGGAAGATTTAGCTAACGCTCTTGAATGGGAAAAACATCAAGTACGAGATAGAGAATGTGGTTATGCTTCGATTAGATTAGTAGATGTATACGCCTTTAGTAAGGCGTTTAATATAACACCTAGAAATGTTTTAAAAGTTATAACAGAAAAAAAAGAAGAATTGACTTCTGTTAAAGATTTTGAATATTTCCTGACCACTTATAAGATGCACATAAACGATAGTAAAGATGACTTCAAATATGATATGGAAGAGGGTAAAAGAACCGTACATGAATTAACTCCATTTCCTCTTAATGAAGTTACTATAAAAGAAACATTAACTAGACAAGGGCGTTGGTTAATGGCAACACGAATAAAGCAAGGTATGAGTTCACAATGGGTGTTCGCTATGAACCTTGGTTATAACCCTTCTTTCGTTCAACATCGTGAGAGTGGAGAGACTCCTATAAAGTTAGAAGAACTCATGGAAATCTCTAATATATGGAATATGAACTATTTGGATCTAGGAGAGATTTTATTATCCGAAGATGTTATAACTACGCAAGATATTCAACGCCTGAGAAACGAGTACTGTTAGGATCTTAAACAGCTTGCGGCGGGTAGTGCGCCTCTATTACAAATAGAGTGTTCTAACAATTCGTGTCTTTCTCCACCTAACGTGCAATATCTACTAAAGTTAAATGCCGTTACATCTATACCTTCAGCATTACACATATCCAACATCCAAGGTGAAGGTATCAAATGATCGCACGTGTAGATTGTCTTACCTTTAGAATCTTTAGTATTCTCGTAGAATGACACATCCCTATTGTATTTAGCACTACAGTCAGGACAAATAAAAATAGGTTTGTCTAGCTTACTACCTGTGGAACAATCATTGTGAATGCGATCATTCAAAGTTTTAGCTGTGTCAGAACCCGTAGGGATAGCTACGTTTAAGAATAACCAAATGTAGCCTTCATTTTGAATTATTTCTTGATTATATCCTCTATGACCACCACCATCGATGATGCGATCTTCTACTGTACGTTCTCTGACGACTTTAGCATCAACAATAAAGCCTTTGGCAGCGTAACTATTAGCCATGTCATGATCTACTAGAAGAGGTCTTCCTACGGCTGTAGATGCTAGCTGTAACATTGAGCTAGGATGCCACCGACGAAGACCATAGTCCACTAGATTGTTACTGGCCATAAAAGGAACCATTGTCCAATCAGTAGACGTATATACATTACCCGTAAGTTTTGAAATAAGATCTAATTCATATTTATTGGGAAAACCAATTTGATTACGAATACCGTTTTCGTATTCTTCATCGTCTTCATCATTATCGGTTTCTTCTTCTTCCACTTCTATAGTAACCACGGTGCTACGTTGTAGTTCTAAAAGATCTTCGATAGATTTTTGAACAGAATTGATAGTGGCCATCAATTCTTCGTTACTAATAGTAGAAGAAGATTCAGTCGTCATGATCCTACAGAATTACACTATTTTTCACAATAGTAAATTCCTACACACTTAAGGTATATAGATAGCCATTTGCCTTAATCTATAGAAATATTCCCCACCTTTTCACTTTCAAACGCCCACGGGGCTGTATATATATTCGATGATGTCTTTTTATTGACTACAGTAAAGCGATAATCTTCATTGAACCAGATTGACCAACTATTATTAGCGGCGACACTACGAAAACGATAAAAGTATTTCTTTTGATCGCTATTCCAACATCTATCTATTTCTAATATCTCGGCCTGCAATGGACAAAATATAGACATACTCGGATCTGGAGTTTGTAGTTGTCCGTTTAAAAACTGTATACAATCGCCTATAGTTAATTCGCTAACGGTTGTTTTGTTAAGCATCTTGTTTTATGATAGACTTTTTCAAGTATACCCTATCTAGTACATAATTTATGACCTTAACCGAAGCTCTCTTAGAAGAGATCCAATCCTACAAAAATATGTTAAGCGATTTATCGCCAAACGATAATAGATCTTTTTGGGTATCACGTCATTTATCCAGACTTGCATTGGAATTGGAACTTACCAAAAACCATGTTAGAACTTTTGATTATTGATCTAAACACGATCGCTGTTGTATTTGTCGTTAAAGAAGATCAGCGATCGCTAGATAGTTCTATAGAGGAAGAACTACAAATAGCGATCGCTGATTTTAAGGCGTCATCGGATTGTGTACGGGTCGAAACACATATTGTTCGGCCCTCTTTCTTAATCTTTCACGACGTTTGCCAACCTCCTGATAATTAGACATCATCAACAAAAATTCTCTATTGTGCATTTTAGTGAACCTCTTGCGATCGTTTACACGATTTTAACATGGGGAGGAGATCTAATAGACAAGAAAATTGTGTTGTATTTTTCAAAAATATTGTCAATCATCTAATCCAATATAGAACGCTACAACGGTTTAGCGATTCTCAGTTTCTAAAGAATCAGAATCAAATTTATCAGCGAGAAGGTATAGACCGCCCATACTTAACCAGTCCCAAGCATCTACCATGTAAAGAGAAAGATAAGAGGGACCACCACGATTTTGCACCTTGGCATAACCGTATATGGTTTCTCCGTCTTTCATTATGATACGATATAGAAACTTGCCTGTGTGAGGCACATAAGCAGGTTCCACATATAATACATCAGGGTGAATAGCCCGTAGATGTGCGGGTTTATGACTGGCTTGGACGACAGATTTTAGGATGCTTATCTTTCGCTGATCCATGACTCTACCTAAACCATAGTTAGATTATCTGATCTAAGACGCGATCTACAAATAGCAACAAACCGAATTAACAAGTACAGAATACCGTTAACCGCCAGGATAAATCCATCTGGCATCACCAGATCTATCATCAACGTGTAGAAACTGCATACTGTTACTATATGCTAAACCACCTCGCCATTCATCATTAAGAAGTCTATAAAGTTCTAAAGGCGATCGTCCAGGAATGGCTATATCTAACGCTTTGCCTTGAACGTGCATACTAAAAGGGGCACCTCCAACACGGGCATTAGTCTCAGGATCTCTGTAACCACTACGGATGATAATGGATTTTCCAAAACGATCGCATATCTTTTGAGCTTTTATAGAAATACTTATTAAATTCGCCACTACAGACGCATTAGCAGGACGACGATAATTACCAGAAGGTGTAAAATGTAATACTTCACCCCATGTAATATTAGGTGCCTTGCGATCGTGTACAGGTTGTCCTGACCAAGTTCTAACACTGTTACCGGGTAAAAGAAATGATACACCGAGATCCTTAGGCTTACTTACAGAAGAATCTATAGGTTTATTGTCCATACTAAAACCGCTTTGATCTTCTATAGCACCTTTCCAGACATACCAAGTGTTTTTGCCGCTTTTGTGAATAGTTTTAGGATCAATCTTTTCAATATCTAACGTGAAGACAATGTGACTCCCTTCTTCCCTATATGCTGCAATAGGAAAAGTCTTACCACGTTTGGCAATAGCGAGTTCTTCTTTACCAATAGTGCTGCTATCTGCGGCACTAGGTTTTAGATACGTATCTGAAGTTGTGATAAGTTCCATGGCTATACAACGCTATTTACAAATACCATTTTAGCGTTTTAGCCTTTTATTTATTTATAACTAAAGACAATAAGATGTTTGGTTTATGCTACTAAAAGATCTCCGTTATAAAAACAGTGTCCATCAATGAAAGGTATTTGTGTAACTGTAGAATCAAAAGTCTGCCAGTCATCTCTTGAAAAATGGGTAATAATAGTTACACCTTGTTGGTAATTACGTTCTACACCGTAACCAGGTAGTGTAGGGTCTTGTTTACCGATCATACCTGGACAAACACCCCACATTCTCTTGTATCTTATACCAGAATCCGTAGGTACAGGAATCATTTGTGAGACCGTAGATTGTCTGTGGATATGTCCCATGACAACATTTGAATAATAAGCTTTCATTGTATCGGCGATCGCGTCTTTACCACATTTTTCGCCATGAGTATAAATCCAATCACGATGTTTCCATACGTTAGCTCCGCTAGTATAACCGTCGAAGCCTTCTTTAGTGAATCCACCGTGATAGATTATGTTCTTACCATCAAAGTCTAACATGTCAGATATGCTAGGGATGGTAAACGTAAATCCAGGAACGTCCACGACTGTTTTTATCGCCTCTCTTACATAGTCGCCAACTCTTTTATCGTGATTTCCTTCTATAACTCTAAATTCACAATCTGTAAGTTCTCTGATATCGTGGAAGAAAGTCGCTGCCGTCTGTAATGATTTTTGAGTATGACCTTTAAGATCTACTCCATGGGGATGACGACCAAATTCAGGAAAGTCTAATGTGTCACCTAACGCTACAATAAGATGTGGATTTAACAATTCTACCAACTTTAGAACTAGAACCAAAGCTTTTTCGTCATGGGTGGATACTAGATTTCCATTTACAGAACGATATCCAAAATGAATATCAGGTAATACTAATATGTTCTCTACGTTTTTTGGTCTAGTATCAGATTTATACGTTGATTTAGGTCTAGTCCATGTTACTTGTTGTAGACCAAATTCAATAGGATTAATTGTCTTAGGTACGATGTTAGCAGTAACACCAAAATTTTCGATTTGTGTAAGAGTGTCTTGACCTCCTTTGTCTCTAAGTTTCATAGAGGTCGTCCAACTCTTTACACGCCCATTAGTCATTGTGTAAGAGTCGGTATCTATACCCTTAGACTTTAGATACTCAATAGGATCTGCTGGAGATCCAATTGTTGTTATATTGGCCGTTATGATACCAGTTGCGTCATCTTTTTGTATATCAACTGTTACTTCGGTCTTAGAAACTCCTTGTTTACGACGATCGCGTTTTGCTTTGTAACGACAAGATTTACAATCCTTTCTATATGTTCCGCGATCAGAACGAAGTTCAAACTTATCTATGGACAAAATTTCTTTACAAGTGTCACACTCTTTTGTTTCCATAAGGATCCATAGAAAATAGTTGGAAAGTTATATTCTATTACAGGATACAGAAAAAATCAAACTTCTTCTAAATCTTCGTCGTCGTTAATGCTGTAAAGAATAGGATTACCTTCTTGGTTAATTAATTGAATACCTCCTTGCATAGCCCATTGATATTCATCAACCAAACGAAGTCCATTAGAATCTTTTACGCCATGGGCGATCGTTTTGATGGTATCACCATCTGGTTCAATAATACGCAACAAGTGATAGTTCTCTTCCGGTCCCTCTATGATATAATTCTCCACGGGCACTGATGACAATACACCATCAACACAACTCATCATGACTTGTATAGCCCATTCCTCAAACGATATTTCTTTTACGAAATTACGTTTAGATATACCATGAGCAATAGGTATCAGTCTCTTAGTTGTTACCACTTCAGGTAGATCAAGATTATCTTCGTTAATCTCTTCTTCCATACGTTCTTCAAACAATCGAATAAGAAATATATTGTCTTCTCTCTGATAACAATATCCATCAAAGCCAGATGGTATATCTCCTATTACAACGTTGAGTAGGTTGGCTTTAATAAGTTGTTCAGCTTTATTCTTCTTATTTAGAAAAGCTCCATAAGCAAGAATAGCTGCACTTCCTGAAATAAAACCGAGAATATATTGGATCATAGATACTCCTCGTTATATACGTTTTAACATCCAACCGTTCTCGTAACTTATAGCAGGATTATCATGTATGTAACGATGACATACGTTATTTACAGCCATTAAGTTACCAGAATATATGAGAAGTGGAATGCTATCGATAAAATGTCCTTGAATGATTTCCACTAATTGTGGACTATATAGCAAGAGTTCCTCCTTTATAGAATCTCTATCTAGACGTATAACACCTTGTCTCCCTCTTTTATGGTGTACTGTATCACTGTATAATTTATCACAATGTTGACACCTTGTAAAAGATTGGAGAACACGAATCTTAACTTCATCATTGTAAAAATTCAGTAAAGTCTTTTTTAGATGTTCTCTATTTTTATGACGATCGCTTTGTTTAGACTTCATTATTCAGATTCTTGATTTTATATATTACATAGGGCCATCCAAACAACGATAGCACAAACCATTTTATCCAAAAATGAGAAGAGAATATCTTTTCAGCACTATTACCAAACTCCAAACCTAATATAACAAATAATCCTTCGTCGTTGATAATCAACGCCGTTAAGACCAATAATAGTAGGAGTGTTGTTAAAACCACACCTACCAGTATGTATGATACACAAAGCTCAAAGATCACACTAAGAATTTCGCTATACATGGTAACACTATAACACTCTTGTTAGATAGATGTTTTTCAGCTCTATGAATAGCCGACAATTCGTTTCGCGCCCATATGGCGATGATGGTGCGATCTAGGAATCGATTGTGTCTTCTACTGTAGCGATCGCACTGAACCCAATACAACTGCTGGCGTAACAACCTACGCCACAATCTTTGGATTTTAGTGATTAACCACATGCGCCACTAGGATATGTTTTAAGAATCATAACACAGCAAGAGAAACGTGTGCTAGCATAATAGCTATGTTGTTGGAACTTTAATACTATATTATGCTACCGGAACTGATACTCATTTCTGACATACACAGGAGTCTGTTAGAAGCTACGTTCATCTCGTACATAGATGAGGATCTAAACGAACTAGATGAACTGTGGTACGAACAGTGCGATAACGAACAACAAAAACAAATAGACAAGAAAGGTAAATACGAATTCTACATTAAACCTATGTTAGATCTAGGTTTGATAGAATTGAATACTAAGAAAAGACTATATTATTGTACAGAGAAAGGAAAAACAGTACTCCTTAGATTGAGCGAAGATTTTCCTATGTATAGAGAAGGATTAATCGATTACTAAATCAACACTATCCACATCTTGTGAATCAAGAATAACATAGTCGTTGAAATGAAATGCGTCACCCACAATGTCCTGTATAGGAGTAGACGCTGCTAAGTGTGGACAAGAAAACGTTCTATTGTTGTGTTCGTCTTCATAATAAGTATCCACACGTACTTGATCGCCTGATTTTAGCATTTCGCAATTAGGACAGCGGAGATGAGGTTTATATAGAGAAATAGTAAATGATACACTCTTATAAACCTTATCTTCAATGTTCTTAAACAATGTAGAACTACGAGAAACAGCGATCGCTAATACCAACGAAGCTAATCCTTCTTTCTCTATAATCTCTTTGTTATGATCGCTAAAGCCTTCAGAATTTTCGTCGATAACAACTGAACTGGATAAGATAAAATTGTCATCGTCTACGACAAGATTCTCTCCTACGAGATTAGCTCCAATCATAGTTAACAACTTCACATCTAACTTGCGATCGTTCTGATTGACAAGGTTATTAGCGATGTTTAGTTTTACGATAACCCAATTATCAGCGATCGTACTTTCATCTGTTAATTCACGTATCTGGGTGAGTTCTTTCTCAGTTACATCTGTAGCGTTTGAGAAAGCTCTATAAAAATCATTTTCTGAAACGTCTAACACAAAACGTCTTGAATTATCTGAGGACGTAACACTCTTGTTAGAGGATTTACTAGGATCATAAGCCCAATTCTTTAACGATATGTCACGTTTACTAGGACACTCTTTAGAAACAGGTTCTCCATTAGGCATATTCTTCATACGACTTACAAAACTAATGGTTCTGTTAGCCCATCTAATATGCTTATTAGTCCACTCTGCCTTTTTAGTTTTTAGAAGTTCTAAATTTCTTTTAATTGGAGCGCGAGACACAGAAGCTTTCCTGCTACATTCGGTTTCTGACCATCTTTGCAATTCAGAAGCCGACATATTTACAGCATCTCTATATTTTCCATATACTTCGTCCAGTCTGTCACTATCGACAGCTCTTTTGGATTCGATAGGTTGGATTTTCGTTAAAGCAGAACCTTTATGACCAACCAATGTATCAGTAGGTTCAGAATCTCTATAGACTCTAATTTGATAAGCCGGATCTTCTGGAGTTCCTTCCACTTTCACATCAATGTCTGGCACAAGACCATCAGTGACTTTTTTAGTTATTTTACCTCTAGCTCTACCACCACTAGAGTTCCAACTTACAAACTCACCTACTTTGAAATCTTTTGGATTAGCCATGATACTCTAAATGTTCTATAGATAGATTAGAGAAGATTGGATCATTCATCGTACAAAGATAGCAATTCATCCAAGATTGGCTCTTACAAAATTCCCGTTAAGTTGAACAAATTTCTCTTTTGCTTCCTCTTCCTGAACTTCTATAGGTTTACTAGGTTGACTAACTGGGTTTAATCCAGGGATACCATCAAAGTTTACCCAACTAGGCCATGCTATTTCAACAAAAGGTCGTTCTTCACACCATTCTTCATATCCATAGTTCAATGTATATTCAAGTCCTATGGCGTATATAATCTGTTCGGCAATGATAGATCTCGCATGTGCGATCGTTCTACCATAGGATATAGCAGGTAAATTACCTAATTCTTTACTTGCACCTTGAACAATACCTAGTCCTGCAATAAGAGGTACAGGAACCGTAGGTAACATACAGGAATACCGCGTTTGCATATAGTAATCCATAAGTCCTTTCAAAGAAGGATTGGCTTCACTACTGCGTCTAATGTCACTACCATGAGGTAGATAGACGTGACTTATGTAACCTTGACCACTTGCTAAGTTGGCCTCAAATTCGCTTCTATAATTTTGTAAATAAGTATTATCGTGTTGTTCACCACAGGTGTGTATCCAAAAGGCCAGTGATTCTCCTGCCGATCGCTCTAAAAGAATACTGGCATCTTTCATTTTACGCCAGCTTTCTATTTGTGCGAAACACGCTGGGAATCCATAACGTTGTCGCATACCATAAGAGAACTGTAATATACGAGCTGTATCATAACCTCCCCAAATGCGATCGCTTTCAGAAGGTTGTGTTCTTACTTGTTGTCGATAGCTGATTAATTTCCCTGTTTCATCCTCTTCTACAAACATCGACCATGCTGGTAGATAATTAGATCGCTCAATGTACCATCGTCCTGCACCATCGTTTTGGATGCTTAATTCCATAAAAGCATCACCTCTACCATACGCCCCGTATACAGCTTGTTCGAGGCGTTGAGCACCAAGTACAGGATCTCTACCAGAATATCTATTGGATAAATCCCTTGCGATTCCTATTACTCTATCGTTAGGAGAGCGTTCTAACAGTAAACCATCATCCCTTTTTGTTTTAACACGCCACGATTCAACACTACCATCAGATGACTGGAAACAATTTTGACTGATAAGACGTAAACATGTTGTCATCTCAGGACTCCATGTTATCATCTCCTCACACTCTATGGCTAATGCTACATCACCGTAAAGTAATCCTCGTATGGGTAACTCTACAATGTCCCATACTCTCGTTCTGTAAGTGTTGTGACCGACAGGACGAAGTTGATCTTGGCTTCCTATAAGATCAGCACCTTGAGAAGGTCTTCCACGCTTGCGAGAACGCGATCTGCCGTTGACTAAGTATAATAGATCGCTAACATTCTTGAAAAAAGAAGCCATTTATGTTAAACTCTCAATCGGAGTAATAAGATCAACCATTATGGACATAAATAACTTAGTACAAACAGAGCCGATAAGTCTTGCCTTATTTTCTTTTTTATTGGGCACCATGTTAACATTATCGCTAACCGTAAGTTTCACGTTCGTTTTTCTTTTACTTTTTAGAGATGATGAAACACCTAACGAATGACACCCTTGAATTGTTAGCAAGGAGTATTGTATCACAATTATCCTTTCAACAATCTGTGCAAGTAGCTGTGTTGATTATCGCATATTGTTGGGGCTGTGGACGAAACGAAACAGAGTTCGTACTTGTTAAAGGAGTAAAGGAGTACTTCGATGGGAGACCAGACTGATATTTACGATAGGCTCACTAAAGTAGAATTAGAATTGGTAGCGTTGAAAAGAGTTGTTTCTAAGAACATCAACGATAATAATTCTTTGCATAGAGACATATATGAAATAGCTACCGGAACCAATATAGCTCAATATGGATGTAGTATAGCTATTAGAACATTATTGGCGCGATTAGCCAAAGAATACGAGAACGATCGCGTCATATATCAATTTATACAAACTTTGTACGAATCTCTATGACAAGGATCGCAACTATTGAACAAAATAATCCCAAAAAAAATAACTTAATGCCGTGTTTTGCGATCGTCCTGCAACGTATAAACGGTATGGATCGTTATACGGAAATAGGGAAAGCTATAGCTGAGCGATCAGAATATCTCTATAACAGAGACGGTCTGTATATACAGCCTCAAAACGGTAAATCTCCGTATATTGACGGGTTTCAAAATTGTTTAGATCTGCTATGTTACCTTGTTCAAGCTGTAACAGAAGCCCTTATAGCTAATGAAGATCAAGGAAAAATAGATGTACTCGAACGTTGCTTCCGTGCTACTCTAGAAATGGCTCTAATACTTTATGACAACGAGCAAAACAAATGTTGAACTACTTGGATCAGTTAATTAAAACTACCACGTTGGAAAAAATCTCGTATTTGGTAAAAACATTTGGTAGAAAAGAATTGGAAGTTCTTTATCAAAAATTGAAAACTGTCACAAACTCGGACGACGAAGTGATAAATAAAAGTCGTGGAGAAATAGAAACAAAGGTGATAGAACTTTTCAAAAAGGTAAAAAATGAAAAGTCCTAGAAAAGCCTGGTGTATACATTACATTGGAAAGATTAAAGGTAAACACACGGCATATAGAAAAGCTATAGCCATACAATACAAGGATGGTGCGATGTTACATTACGGTATTGTCTTTTTTGCCAAACACGGGAAAAGAGATGGATACTACATAACAAAATCGCTAAACGTTAATCCAATGTATGTAGATAGTAAAGAGCTGTTTCTGACACCGCTATGAACATAGTGAATCTGCCGCCTCTCCCAGTTCTTATAAGATCTGAGTATGTAGAGAATGGTGACTCTAAAAGACTTATAAGGGCGCGATTAGCCACTGTAAAAAGTGTACCTGGAGAGGCGTTTAGATTTGAGGTGTATATACCAGAATACGGGGCGTTATATGACAAACTTCCAATAGAATGTATTCTACACAAAGAGGGGAATAACTATTTACAGACAAACGAATTACAGTTATGGGATTGTTTTGATAATTACATTCATGTAATAAAAAAAAGTGTTGTAAACAATATAGATTGTATAGCTTACATAAGAAACAAAAAGATACGAGGTTATTATGTTCTTACTATAGATAGTTATACGCCATCAGATAGATTATCTCTGAGTTATACAGAAGATCCCGAAGAACATAAAAGTTTTAATATGATCGCGTTAGATAACGGTCAATTTGCACTTCTACCTAACAATAGAGTTCAGTTTGTAGACGCAAGTTTAAGTGGTAGCGATAATCCTCCCTTACCTAAATTCAAAGTGGCCTCCAAAAGATACTACTGTGAAGGAGGATCTATCGCTACGGATGATTGGTCATACAGACTAACTTCAGAGGAGTCTAGCAGCTAATTCACTCAAAGGCGATCTCTCTGTTTTACTCAATGTTATATGAGCAGAAAGATCGCTTTCTTTGAACCGTTCTACGACAAGACTTAACCCATTGCTACCACTATCTAAATAACTACTATCTATTTGAGTAGGATCTCCAGATAGTATACATTTAGAACCTTCACCGATTCTAGTTAAAACGGTCTTCACTTCTGATGGACTCATATTCTGAGCTTCGTCTACCCATATATATTGTTTTGGTAGCGATCGTCCTCGTATGTGAGCAAGTGATTCAGCCTGTATAAGACCTTGTTCCTCTAGATCATCATAAGCACTACGTTTGGTCTTTTTGTCGTGCTTATAGTTACAAATCACATCAAGATTATCTTTGATCGGAGCTAACCAAGGTGTTAGTTTCTCACTTAATGATCCTGGTAAAAACCCTAAATCGTTCTTAGAGCCTCCCATAGGCATTGTAGGCTTGGAAACCAACATACGAGTATAAACACCCGCTTGTACCTTTGATAAGCCCACAGCTAAGGCCATAAGACTCTTACCTGTACCAGCAGCACCACTTATCGTTACAAGGGGTACAGAGTCATCTAAGAGTAGATGCAACGCAAATGATTGTTCTCTATTCTTAGGAGTGATTCTACTAATTTGATCCAGCTTTGGTAACGCTCTGATCGCTCCCTGTTTATAGATCGCTAGAACAGTATGAGAAGGATTCGCTACATCTCGTACAGTTATACACTCGTTAGGGAAGTAAGGATCGTTTGTAACAATACCGCGATCAAATAACTGACTCATTTGATCTGCTGTCATAACGGTTTCTGAGTGACCATCATATAAATGTGTATGGTCGATTTTCTCAGATCTATAATCTTCTGTTTTTACACGAAGTCCACCCGCTTTTACACGAAGATTTATATCTTTCGTTACAAGAACAACTTGATCATCACTCTTTTCTCGTAACTCAGTTAGATATTTGGCTGTGGCGAGTAGACAATTATCAACTTTATCTCTAGACAATTCAGCCGGTATCTTAGATATAATTTCTTGACTGATGACAGATATAATTAGTTTGCCACCGTTAGGTAAAGATACACCTTGAATTAAATCGCCTTGTTGACGTAATTTATCAAGCTCCCTAGAAACGTGTCTTGCATTACGATTTAATACGCCATCTCCTGTTTTGAAAGAATCCAATTCTTCTAAAACACTTATACAAAGAACTACAACATTGTCATCAAACTTGTATATGGATAGACTGTCATGCAATAGAACATTGGTATCTAGAACGTAATACTTTACCATCATTCACACAGATCGCATCGATCTATATAATAATTGATTCAAACTCGTGCGATCAAAAGGACGGATTTAGACAAAAAAAAGACCCTTTTCAGGGTCGCAATTGATGCCCTTCTTAAGGCGTTCTACCAGTAATCGATGTGCTGCTAACCATGCTTGATGTTTGCGCGGCGTTTTCTTGCTCTTCCTTTGAGGCTCCCCGCTTGCTTGCCAGTTAGGTTGTATCATGGTTGTCCTCCTGTAGAAGCCGCCACCGAGACTCGAACTCGGAACCTTCAGTTTACAAAACTGTTGCTCCACCGATTGAGCTATGGCGGCATGACCTGTGCAATACTATAACACCTATGATATGATATCGACAACCAATTAGCTTAGGAACCAATGGAAGAACTTACTTTAGAACAAGAACTTGAATTGGTCGTATTCGATAAAAAAGTCGATATGATGAGTGCCGATCAGGCCAGGGATTTATTAAAGAAGGTTCACAGAACCATGATGATCAGAGAAGCAATGTATAAGGCTATACTGAAAAAAAGGCTGGGTGTAGAGGATTATCAACAAAACATTAATCGTCAACTATGAAAATTCAAATCTGTCCTGTGTGTGAAACTCGGGTTTTAGAAGGTATATTTTATGTTAGTAGACCCGTTAAGAACGGCGAAACGTTCGAGCGGATCTATGATGTAGAGTTTGCACCAGATGTACAACACACACGTATTTGTCAGTATGCTAAAAGAGAAGGGTGTTTGAACACCTGTAAAGTTATTAATGAAAGGGAGCTTTTTGAAAATCGAAATCTCGGGATTAATTCAAATGTATCTGATCGCTAAAAATAAATATAGGTTTGATATACCTATTAGTCTTCAAAGAAACCATCTCCTAGATATATGGCATCTAGACAAAGCGCATTGGTTTACTTTGTGCGGTGTAAAAGTAAAAGAAGTTTTTTCAAAATCTTCTGAATTAGTACGATTTAATTTAGAACGTTTTGGTCACACACAAGAAGTGACTATAGAACAAGATCGCAACGTTACGAAAGTTAACGTTAATAACTGTATGTTAATTTTCACCATTGAAGAAGAGAAGGAAAATCATCACTTTCTGAATGTAGAGATGCGATCTGACTATAGAGGGCTGCGTCTACTGTGGCCGATTATTCAGTTGGTGTTTCTATTGACGGTCATAGAAGACATCATATATTACAAAAAAAGATAACACAAGAAATGAAAGTAAATATTCCACCCATAAAATCTCAAGGAATAAAAACTAAGCTTGTTCCTTGGATTAGTAGCATAGTCCCACATGAATTTGACGGAAGATGGGTTGAGCCATTTATGGGTACGGGTGTTGTCGCCTTTAACCTAGCACCAAAACATGCACTCTTATGCGATACAAACCCTCATTTAATCGCCTTTTATAAAGGTATTTCTGACGGAAATATTACGCCAGAAAAAGTCAGAAGCTACTTAGAAGAGGAAGGTGCGAAGCTTTTAGATAAAGGCGAATCTCACTACTACAAGGTGCGTGAGAGGTTCAACAAGGAGCATCAACCACTCGATTTCTTGTTTTTGAATAGGGCTGGCTTCAATGGAATGATTCGGTTTAACCGCAAAAGAGAATTCAATATACCTTTCTGTCGAAAACCGCAGCGATTTGCTCAGGCTTACATTACGAAAATTACTAATCAGATTTCTCATGTCTGCCTTTTGTTAAAGACTAAAGATTTTATTTTTAAATGTCAGGATTTCGAGAAAACTATCTCCGAAAGTGGGGCAGAAGATATTATTTACTGTGATCCACCATACATTGATAGACACGTTGATTATTACAACAGTTGGGATAGTGAGCACGAAACGTGTCTCTTCAAAGCTCTATCAAACACAAAAAGTAAATTTATATTATCTACATGGCATCATAATGACTTCAGAGAAAATGAATATGTTAAATCTTTATGGGGTAAGTTTAATATTTTAACTAAAGAACATTTTTACCATGTTGGAGCAAGTAATAACAACCGCAATCCCATGATTGAAGCTATTATTACTAATTACAACACTACACCTTATGAATTCTAATGAAAAAAATAGTAATAGTTCTAAAAGCGTTTAATATAAGATAGAAATAAATAGAATATCCAGTTGGTGTTTCTATTGACGGTCATAGAAGACCTCGTGTATTATAGAAAAAAGTGAGACATTAGCTTAACGGTAAAGCACGGGGCTTTTAACCTCTTGATGGAAGTTCGATTCTTCCATGTCTCATTGCCGTCAAATAGTTAACAAAGAAGAACATACAATGAACAATCACGATGATCTAAGTGTAGCTTTAGGTAAAATTTCGAACGAACTTCTAAAAGTAACTGGGAATCATCTAGGATCTAGTGAAAGTCTATCATTGGACTCTATGTTAGATGTTCTATCAACTGTAAAAAACACCGAAGCAATGTTGATGGAACTACTCTCAGAGAAGTCCCCATTCAAAGTAGGAGACTATGTTGTAGCTAAATCCAGTGAAACTCCAACTGATGATATCGAAGGGTATGTATCAAACATTAGGATTGCAGACCCCTATAGATACGGAAAATATGACTTCTACTATGAATTACGAGCCCCTGGTCGTAACGGTAAATTCAGTAAAAAGGGTCGGCTAGTAACAATGAGTATTTCGCGCAGTTTACTCAGGAAAACCTGGTATAGCTTGTAAGTGCGATCGTCCGTCCAAAAGTATGGGAAGCTATAGCTAGAAAATACAATGTATCTAGCGGATCTGTACGCAAATGAGCTAAGAAATATGAATTAATTTGATAAGTGGTGTATAATCAAGATAACGCAAGGGAGTATGATGTATGGAGCATCGTCGGTCTTATAAGCCGAAGCGCACCTGATTAGTGCCGTGTTAGGGTTCGATTCCCTATACTCCCATATTTTTCCTCTGCTGGGCTAATTGGACAAGCCACCACCCTTCTAAGGTGTTCATCATCCTGGTTCAAGTCCAGGGCAGAGGACTGATACATTAACCATACTAAATTACCATGAACCCATCTATTGTTAAAGAACTCGACACAAAAGGGTTTATTATTTACAACGCCGGTACATTCTTCAGAGGAGGACATCATAATCTAACCCAAATTAGAATCGTCCGTGTCCGTTATAAAGCCTCGAATGAACTAGCCTTTGTAACAATAGACGAAAGCGATTGGGAACGGTCGTATATCGTTGGTGTTTACGATACTCGCAGACTAGCTATATCTTGCGGCAAAAAGATCGCTGATAATAGTTGTCTCACCTGATCTCATTACAAAAAAAAAGATCGCAATTGAGTCACCCAATTGCGATCCGGAAACCATGTCCTAAACCTAAAACTATTATAGACTAACTTTCTTCAGACGATCGCACTTTGTTACAATATCGTGCGAATTGACCATAGGTCCAACCATTACGTTGGCACATCCAATTGCGATGAGCTTGTGCCCACATCTCGTCGTTCGGATAGTTCTCCCTTAGAGGAGCTGGATTTGTCAGGTCGAACAGAGTTTTTAGTGTCATAGATGATTTTTAACTCACTCAATACAAATATATTACCATCTCTCTTAGCTTTGCCGACTACATGACGACCGAATTTTAATCCTTTTGGTAACTTGAAATCTTCTGGTATGACAACATTATAAAAATTAAAATCTTTGTTGCTGTGTCCTCTACGTCCTACATACAAAGCTAAAGATGTATCACTTGTGCTCTTACCGACACTAGCTTCAAATTCTAGCCAGTCAACAGGACGATCGCGACCATCACCACAAGCAAACGGTACGATACCCTGAAATTTGTTCAATGCTTGAGGATAAACTGACCAGAGATGATCCTCTTTGAAATACTTTTCTATATCCGCTAGAACTCTAGTAATAAAAGTGGAATCAGATCGCGCCAGATCCAAAACTCTAAATACTGATCCATCAGTGCATCTAAACATCAACGTGCGATCGCCCTTATCGTTAGGCAAAGATCGTACTAGTCTACCATTGAGCCATGCAACACATTTGAAGTCAATTTTGTTACCTTTTTTATAAGATGGCTTTTTAGAGCGATCTGCTTTTTGTTCAGGTGTTAGAATGACAGGTTTAGAGATCATAAACGTCCTTTAATGTGCGATGGATAGAGTATATCATAGTCCGGTTGATTCATTATTGTCTTGAACGCAGACAATGCGACTATCCATCATCACGCGATCGTCCTTACTGGAATAAAGGCGTAAAGGATAATTACTAAAAAGGTGAGCTTCGACATCGTTGTTAATTAAACGTGGACGACCAACAGCTTGATACAGTTCACGTTCAATAAAATAACACTGAACATCAACTAGATCATCACGTTCAAAAGTCATCAAAGGGAATACAAATCCATTGCGTTCAATTCTACGATTAACGGGTTTATGTAGAAAGAATGAGGTTACATCCAACCCTAGCGCCTTTGCAAATAATATATAGGTGGTATAAGGAACGTGAGGGGTGCCTACAATGGTTACAGATTGACCATTTAACTTATCGGTACCAGAACTATTACCTAAATAAACATCCTCAATAGCGCCATCAAAATGCTTTTGGAAAGACTTAAAAGTAATAACAGGATGACCTAACTGATTCACCTCCTCCACAACCTTTCCCAATACGTTTTCGTTATTAAGGGAAGCTCTAGAACAGGAATGTTTAGTGTGCTGAACTAATTGACCTTGACAGAGTACAGAAGTAAGATCGATAAATACCAAACGATCGCCTAAGAGTAAGCGATATATTTTCTCATCAGCCGTTGCTGAAAAAATTCCAATCTTACGATTTGTTGGTAAGGTTCTCTTGACTACAAAAACAATGTGGTCCTTATTCTGAGGATCATCCCACCTAGAAGAATGAGAACTGTAGAAAGCTACATCACTAGTGAAGAACTGACCGATATTACTATTGAACAACTTGTCGTGTTGAGTTTGAGTGATTATAGAAACAATCTCCTCACCCATACCCACTGTAGTAAATTCCTCTTTCTGTCGAAGAACAGCAGGATCGTTTTCAATATGGTTGATGTAGTAATCGCAGATACGACGAAGTTCTGCATTCTTTGTATGACCACGTAACGTCTTAAAATCTCTAAGAGTTACAGTAAAGGTGTTGACAATCTCAGTCAAAGGATCTTCGTCGAAAATAATCGTATTATTGTGACCATAGAGATGCTTGCCTTTGCGATCTTTACTAAAAGCATTAGCGTGAGTAGTGACAATGTTTCCAAAAGTACAACCGTGGATCGCTTGTTTGGCTACACGATAATCGTCAAGTTCTTCAGTATCTTGACCTGTAGTTTTAAGAAGTTTGATATAGCCCTTCAGAAGCCTCTCAGCGGCCTTTTCTGCACCTGTAGAGTATAGATAGCTCAACTTAGTTCTAATCTCGCTAGGGAGGCTGTCAGGCAGCTTAGGATTAACGTAAGTAACGTTAGATTGCAAAGTACGATCTCGTTTAGCTTTGGCAAATTCTTCAGCGTTCAGTACGTTAGCTCTTTCGCAAAATTCATCTTTAAGATCATGGGTAGAAAACGCGATCGTATATCCAGTAGTTTTGCCATCTTTGATGAGATCCGCAATCAATTGAGTTTTGCCTAATCCGGTAATCGTCTTAAAAACATAGACTTTGTTATCGTCAGCGTTAATAAACTGATTCCAATAATTTTGCAAATGATGGCGGGCGGCTTCTACTGTAAACACCGATTGGCTCCTTAAGAATTGCGTATCTTCAGTAATAGCATATTCCTTCCTGCCAGTTAAGTATAACAGGTTATAGGCCAAATGATCGGATTCAAAAGGGCTGAACGTTTGTAACCGTGTTGGATGATAACCACTAACACTGAGAATGTCATAGTGATAATCTTCGTATCGACCATCTCTGTCCATATATTTCTCTAGCCAGTTTAATCCACCTTTGATATAGCGAAGATTCATGGCTAATCCCCATATTTGAGGGCGGTGTAGACGTTCACCTCTCTCATAACAACTTACAGGTTCGATGAAGCCACATTCTTTAATGGATTGTAATATCTTGAGTTGCGGCACTAATGTCGCTTCGATGTCCACATCTTCTATTATGTCGGGAAGTTTGTAGCCAATAAATTTTGTATCAATCTGATTCTGATCTAATAACTCACGAAGCGTTTCGTTTTTATCTTGAACGACCTTTAGATCCCGAGCTTTATTGACTTTATCGGATTTAACAACCGCTGCTAATTCGAGTAGTTGGATCAGAGATTCAATTGTAATGGGTCGTTGAGGTCTATCTCCAAAGATTCTCTCTTTTCCTCCATACCAAACACGATCGCAATTTTTACACGAAATGTCACTATCACCAAAGAAAGTATCCAGTGCAGTCAAGATACCCTCAGCTTGAGTAGAAGTAATGATAATAGGATTATCAACGTAAAATACGAAACGCAACTTGCGATATTCAGGAGTATCAGAGAATGTAGTGTAGGCAAATCCAAATCCTAAACCCAATTCCTGAGCCTTGTTGTAGATATATTCAGGTTCAGTATTGCGATCAAAGTCCTTACCAAATAAATACTGAGGACCAATCCAGTTTGATTTATTTTTTGTCTTACCACCAAAAGTAGCAGTAGTGAACGAATAACCTTGAATCGCAGCTTCCGCAAGTTCATCCAGTGTTAGTTCAATCTCATTCTTAGGTAGACGATAACTAATACCCTTAATATCATTCGTTGCTGGTTTCGTCGAGAATGACTTCGTATCCAAACAAACCTTAAACTTCATCACCAACATCCTCTAATCGTAAACGTTGATCCATTTCTTGAAGAGCGATCGCGATCGTGTTCGACATCGAATACCCGATCTTTTTGGAAAGTTCCTCAAGAAGCGCTCTATTCTCTACACTAATCGAAATGCCCATATTGATCGCGATCGGATCTGTTCTATGTGCCCGTTTGTGAGATCTGTATTTTCCGCGTGTTGACATCTGGAGTTCTAAGTATATTTACATTGATCATAATACTCTAGGTTTTAATAATACTTTAGAGTTTAATAAAAGTCAACAAAAGAAAAAAGAAAGTATTTATGAGGTACGCTCTCTTATCGATCGCGATCATTGTTTTTATACTATATATTATTACGTCCCCCATTTGAGTAGCCCTCTCTCTTGCTCTGCCATCGATCTGTGTTTATATCTAAGCTTTTTGTGTACATTCAGAGCATTACTAATCGCTATGATCGTTATATATCAATACTTTTGAACATTCTTTTTCAGATTTGAAGAGAACCGTGGAGGTCTAAATATAATAATAATAGGTGCCCACGATTTTCTTCAGATCTGAAAAGGATAAGGCTCAAATCCATATATATCAATAGTTATAGCGATCAGAGAAAGCAAGAGAGAGGCAAGGGCTACTTATAATGGGGGACGTTGAAACCATTGATATATATGGATCATAGCGATCTAATAGAAAAAAGTGAAAAACGATAAAAAATTGGTGTTCAAATCGCTGAAACCCGCATTTTCTCGTTAAGAAAAAATCGCATTCGGACAAAAGTCAGTGTTTACCATAAAAAACCTTGTTATTCAGATCAGAGAGTGTCAGAAGGATCATAGGCAAAGTAAAGAGCTAGTAATATATGGGAACGATCGCGATAGTCCATCTCTTCCTCATTTTGACCAATCGATTGGGTCAAATTGGTCTGATCGATTGTCCAAAAAGTTAGATATATCAAAAGACACCCCCAATCATCCAAGATGCCAGAGAGAGCCCTCGCCTTTTACTCTCGATTTGGACAAAAAAACGCGATCGCTATAGTATATATAGTAACTGCGTTTT